TCAAGACACGGAAACCACCGTTGACGACGAAACAGGGGAAGAAACTGTTACCAACGTGGGCGACCCCTACCTTGTTATGCACACTGCCGACTACGCTATCGACATTGTGGGTGTGATCCATAAGCCAACAGGCAACACGCTGACGGACGACGCAGGCTTTGAGTATGAAGAGACGACCCCGATGGACGGTTGGCACATTAACTTCAGGCTTGTGGGAGATGCTCGTAGGTCAGACGCAGAGGCTTTAGGGGCTGCATACGGCGTAACACCTAAATCACCCTCGCGGGTTTGGCTTTAATTTTTTCACTGTTTAAGGATATAAGAAATGACTAAGAGCCTGTCAACAACAGAGTCTAAAGCTATTCTTGGTGTGGCGGGCCAGAATGTTCATAACGGCAACTTCCGGGCTGACGAGTTTCTTACTGAACTCAAGGGTCGATCTGCAATCAAGAAGTACCGTGAGATGCGGGATAACGACAGTACCATTGGCGCTGTTATGTATGCTGTAGAGCAGATGCTCAGAGATGTTGAGATCAACGTAGTAGCTGCTGATGACAGTGCTGCGGCTCAGAAAGAGAAAGAGTTCGTTGAGAGTGTCCTAGAGGACATGGAGCATACTCTAGATGATCACATCGCTGAAGCTCTTAGTTTCCTATCCTACGGGTTCTCTTGGTTTGAGGTCGTATACAAACGTAGGGAAGGTGCTAACCAGAACCTCAAGAAGAAGTCTCGCTACCGGGATGGACGCATGGGTGTACGTAAGCTCGCTTGTCGTTCCCCTTGGACTATCGACAGGTTCGATGTAGAGCATAAGACTGGAGACATCCTCGGTATCTACCAGACCACAGGTTTTGGAACAGGTTCTAAGTACATACCCACTCGTAAGTCTGTTTACTACCGCACAACTACTATCAACGGTGATCCTTCTGGTAGGTCTATCCTACGTAATGCTTATACTAGCTATCAGTACCTTAACAATATGCAGTCTATTGAGGCTGTAGGTGTTGAACGGGAACTAGCTGGTATTCCAGTTGCTCGTGTCCCTGCTGAGTATCTTTCCCCAGATGCTACTGAGGGTCAGATTGCCTTCCGTAATGAACTACAGTCTATCCTGCGGGATGTCAAGTTCAATGACCAAGGCTACATCATTCTCCCTAGTGATACCTACCCAGATAAGGATGGTGCGCCTACAGGAGAGCGTCTGGTAGACGTAGAGCTTATGTCTTCTAGCGGTACTCGCAACATAGACATAGACCCCATCATTCGTCGTTACCAGCATGACATTGCTCGTAGTGTACTGTCTGAGTTCCTTATGCTAGGTGGGGGTTCTAATGGCTCCTACGCCCTCTCTAAGAGCAAGACAGACCTATTCCTACGTGCCCTAGAGAGTTACATCACTCAGCTAGTAGATACGCTCAACAAGCAACTCATTAGCTCTCTGTGGGAACTGAATAACCTTAACCCTGACCTGATGCCTAAGCTTGTGGCTGGTGACGTTGCTCCCCATGACCTCAAAGAGCTTGGTGCATACCTACGTAATCTCAATGGCGCTAACATTAACCTAGCGGACCAGCCTGAGATTGTTGATGCTCTCCTTCATAATGCTGAACTTCCTGAGTTGGATCGTGAGAAGTACAACGAGTCACTTGAGGTGGCACGTCAGGCTGCTCTAGCTCCAGTTCAAGAGGATGAGCCTGAAGAAGAAGACCTCGACGAAGATGAAGAAGTCTCTAAAATTGCCGCTTTGCAAGAGGAGGTTCTTAAAGCCTCTTTGGAGTACCTGAAAGATGACTGAGTTTGCCAACAATGTAGCTATCATCAAAGCTGTTGTGGCTAAAGAACTCCTTAAGAAAGACTTCACTGGACGTGAGGGCGACAAAGGAGATAAGGGCGACAAAGGTGAAACTGGTGAGGATGGTGAAAGCATTGTTGGTCCTCAGGGTCCGGTAGGTAAATCTGGAGAGGATGGTCGTGACGGCCTTCAGGGTCCGGTAGGTAAATCTGGAGAGGATGGTCGTGACGGTATTGATGGTCGTGACGGTATCGACGGTAAGTCTATCGAAGGGCCAGAGGGTCCGGTAGGCAAGGCTGGTCAAAAGGGTCAAGACGGTAGAGATGGTCGTGGTATCAAGTCTATCAAGGTGAACGACGAGAACATGCTTGTTGTCACTTATGATGACGGAGATATGACTATCGCTGGTAAGGTCTCTGTCACGAATAAGACTGAGGTTATCCAGAACGGTGCAGGTCTTCCTTTAGGTCACTTCGCTATTCACAGTGTTACCTTAGATGATGACGAAAACCTGATCGTTAGGTGCAATAACAACAAGTCTTTTAATATTCCTATCGGCACTAAGAGTGTAGGTGGCTACGAGTTCACTGGAGGCTTTTTAGACAGAACTACAGGACAGACGGGTACAAGCGATATCGGTTCTAATGTTAGTTATACATCTGCTGATGTCGCGGCTAATAGGTGGCGTAGGTTTGGTTTCTCCTCTGCTAGACAGATAGCCAACGACCAACCTTACTGGGCAGACTCAGGCGATCCTGATGAAGCCCCTGCCTACGGTACTACTGACTATCAAGGTGTAGGTCTATTCTCAGGTGCGTATATGCCCTCTGGTGTGACTTCGATGTTTGATTTCACACAGGGGAATACGTACAACCAAGAGGTTACTACAGGAGACAATCCCTACACTGCTGCTACAGGCTCCCTTAATTGGACTCAGTGTAGGGTTGGGGATTTTGCGGAGGTCAGGTTTGACTTTAACATTACCCCCCAGTTTGCAAACACAACAGTAGAGGTTGGGCTGATCTTTGCCACTAGGGATGCAGACGACAATATTACATTTACTTTCCCTCTCCTAACAAACCCCATCTTCTTCGGACAAGGTTCAGTTGGTAAGACCTTCTTAAATAGACCTTCCATAAGTGCCTACTTCGCTTCACAGGAAGATGTAAACGCTAGGGCATTGCCAGCGATTAGAGCAGATCAGCCAGTCCTTGTACAACCCTTGACGATTCTAACTACTATCAAAAGGTAACCCTATGGCTATCCGTATCTCAAGGAATGACGCTGGTAACTGTATCAACTTTGTGGGTTCTACACAACCTGCTTATTGGAACTCTTGTTTATCAGGTCAAGTAAACTCTGAGGACAACACTCTGGTTGATGTCATTAACGACATTAGGTCAGATAACGGTGGTGAGGTAGAGTTTGAGTTCTATGCTGTACCTTATACAGACTTCGTAGACAAAGAGGGTAACGCCTTTGCTAACGCCACAGACTGTGCTGCGTACATAACAGCTAATGCCAATGTCTCCTCAAACACTGGTCGTTTCTCTTTAGGCCCTTTGGACACTTTAGACTTCTCCTTAGACCCCACAAACACAACTGTTCTTTTGGACAACGGGGATGCTTTTGCTGCTAACTCTATACGGGCCGTAGCTAATGACTCTGGTTACATAGACATCCTTAAGCACTCCTCTAACATAGTTATCTATGGGGGCTTGAGGGTAGCAAACGCTACAATAAATAATACCCAAGTAACTCAGGTTCTAGTAACTGCGGTAAACGAGTTAAACGCCCTGTTCTCCCAGACCGGAGGCTCCTCAGGTGTAGCACCTGTGATTACCTCTGCTACGACAATAAACCTTACGGAAGGTGACACCCTTAACTATGAACTCGTAGCTACTAATGGTGTAGGTTATGAGTGGGACAACATCCCCTCTGGTGTAGTTAATGTAGAAGGCAACCTGAGGAAACTTATTGGCGGCTCTAGTCTTGCGGTAGGTACTTACAACATGACCGCTAAGGCTGTGAACTACTTCGGTGAAGACAGCGAGACTATTTCCCTTGTAGTATCTAGCCCCCCTTTCTCAAACACTAAGAGTGTGAACTTCCAGAACCAAGACTATCTAGGAGCTAATGCTTCCTTACTAGATGCAACACTAGGTAGGTCAGGTAATGGCAGTGGCTCTAGTGACGCATGGACTGTTAGTCTGTGGCTTAAGCCTAGTACAAACACTGATGGTCAAACGGCGTTCTACTACGGAGCTTCGGACGTAACCAACTCAGGGTTTATAGAAGTTAGGTTTATCGGGGGTACGGACAAAATCAGGTTGAGGTACGGATCAAACAACAACTACGTGCAACTAAGCAGCCCTACAGACTCCCTTACTCACAGTTCTTGGAATCACATTCTCCTAAGTTATGATGGTGGAACAACAGGGGCTTCCTCAGGGGATATATCTGATTACTACAGCCGTTTCAAGATTTTCATTGACGGGTCTCAACAGACTACCTCTAACAGCCACAGTAACTATGGTTGGTCCGGTGCTATCTCAGGACAGAACCTAAGGGTGGGTAGGTTCTCTTCGGACAACTACATGAGAGACAACTGCCGTGTAGACGAGTTGGCTATTTGGGGTTCCGATCAATCGGGTAACATCTCTAGTATCTATAACTCTGGCTCTACTCACGACCTTGAAGACTTAGGCACACCCCCTAATCATTGGTGGCGTATGGGAGATGGTGACACTTACCCCAACATTCAAGACAACATAGGCACTGCGACGTTTGTTATGTACAACATGACTGCTGCTGACATCGTAACTGATGCACCTTAAGGAATAGCTAATGTATGATCCAGACACGCTTCCCACAGAGGAAGAAATCGAGAAGGCAGATAAACCCCTGAACAAACCTTTTAGGTTGCCGAAAGGTAGCTCTAAGAAGTTCGGGGTTTACGTCAAGGACGGTGACAAGACCAAGAAAGTTACCTTCGGTGATCCTAACATGGAAATCCGTAGGGACGATCCCAAGGCTCGTGCTAACTTCAGGTCTCGTCATTCATGTGACACAGCAACAGACAAGACTAGCGCCCGATACTGGTCTTGCCGCATGTGGTCGAAAGGAACCTCTGTGGGACAAATGACAAAAGGCGTCGAGGGTCAAATCCTTAAGTCTGATGAAGAGCAGAGGCTAGTCTACGGATGGGCCTCTGTTATCACCGAGAAAGGCGAACCTGTAGTGGATCGTCAGGGTGACGTAATTAAACCTGATACGCTTGTAAAGGCCGTGAATAACTTCATGGAGCATGTGCGTGTAGGTAAACAGATGCACGACGGAGATCAGGTTGGTGTTGTGGTTCACTCTTGGCCCTGCACTAACGAGATCAATAAGTCTGTCGGGCTAGAGGCTGACCGTGAGGGTTGGCTGGTCGCTTTTAAGGTCTATGACGATGATGTCTGGGCTAAGGTTAAAAGTGGGGAACTCGCCGCCTTCAGTATTGGGGGTCGTGCGGTCAAAGGAGAGTACAATGGCGACTGAGTTGCTAGAACTTCAACTAGAGGAGCTATCTTTGGTTGATCGTCCAGCCAATGCAGAAGCGATGGTTACTCTTTTCAAACGGGACGATGCCCAAGAAGAGGAAGTCAATAAGATGACTGAAGAACAAGAAACCAAAGTTAAGGCTTACATGGAGAAGCATAGCTGTGGCAAAGGTGAAGCCATGAAGGCTCTGGGTTATGACGTAGAGAAGGCTGAAGAGGCTGACCCTGCTGAAGAACTCAAGGCTGAGATCGAAACCCTTAAGGGCGAGAACGAGCGTCTCCGTAAGGGTCTGATCGACGAAGGCTACGTTATCAAAGCTGAAGCAATCGAAAAGAAAGCTCCTGAGGAGTTCGTCGAGTACGAAGGCGAAAAGATTAACAAAGCTGACATCCCTGCACCTATCCTGAAAGCTCTGGAAGCTGCTGAGATTGAGAAGGCTGATGTAGCGCTGACTAAGAAAGCTGAAGAGACCCTTCCGCATTTCTCTGTTGATGCTGCTAAAGGACTGCTGTCTGCTGTGTCTAAGATGGACGAAGTAGATATGCTTATGGAAGCTCTTGCTGCTGCTGACAAGGCGTTTGCAGACAAAATGGAAGAGTTTGGTAAAGCAGACGTAGACGGGGATTTCTCATCTGCCTCTGATAAAGTTGAACACATGGTTAAGTCTCATATGGAAGAGAATGGACTTGCCAAAAAGGATTACGCTAAGGCTTATGCGGCTGTCGCTAAGACCGAAGAAGGTCGTAATCTTATCGCTAAAGCCTACAAGGGAGAATAACTCATGGCTACTATGCAATCGCGGGACACCCGTACTTTTGTTGCTGGTGAAGACCTTTCCGCAGCACAATTCAAGTTCGTCACTCTGGAAGCTGACGGTCAAGTTGATCTGGCAGACTCTGCTGGCGAGAACTGCCTCGGTGTTCTCCTCGTTGAAGGTGAAGCTGCTCGTGCAGTAACCGTCGTAATGACTGGCTCGGTTATGGTCGAAGCTGGCGGTACTGTCACCAATGGTGGTGCTGTTGCAACGGACGCAACTGGTCGTGCTGTTGACGCAACCACTAGCGACATCATCATGGGCTACGCTCGTGAAGCTGGTGTTGTAAACCAAGTAATCGAAATTGAACTTATCCAAGGCGGCAACGCTTCGGCGTAAACCCGATTAAAAGGAAAATAAACTATGCCTATGTTGACACCATCTCAGGTACACCTCGACGTACCTTTGACTAACCTGACCGTTGCTTATGCTCAGGAAACGTCTAACTTCGTAGCGGATAAAGTCTTTGGTACTCTGTCCGTAGATAAGCAATCCAACAAGTTCTATAAGTATGACCGTGAAGGTCTTCGTCATGGTGACGTTAAGCTTCTCGCGCCACGCACTGAAGTCAACCGTGTTGGTATGTCCCTCTCGACAGACAACTACTTTGCTGAAGTACGCGGCATCGGCATGGACTTTGATGAGCAAGAGCTTGCTAACGAAGACACCATGCTGGAAAATCGCTCGCAGGGTGCTAATGTCCTGATTGAGAAAATCCTCATTGACCGCGAAGTCCGTTGGGCTGACACCTTCTTCAAGACTGGCGTTTGGGGTACTGAGGTCGCTGGTGACTCTTCTGGTTCCGTCGGTGCTGGTGAAGTTGTTTACTGGTCGGACTACACTAACTCCACTCCAATCGTTGACGTGACTAATGCTCGTCGTCAGATGCAGCTTAAGTCTGGTGGCTACAAGCCTAACTGTATGGTTGTTGGTAAGGAAGTTCGTGACATCCTCGTGAACCACCCTGACATCCTTGCTCGCCTTAATGGTGGTGCAACGGTTACTAACACCGCTCAGATCACTGACGCCAAGCTGGCTGAAATCTTCGAAGTTGAGCAGTTCCTCGTCATGGAAGCTGTCTATAACGATGCTGCTGAAGGTCTGGCAGACAACATCGACTTCATCGGTGGTAAACACGCAATGCTTGCATATAAGCCTTCTTCGATGGGCCTCAAGACCCCTGCTTCGGGTGCTATCTTCACTTGGGACGCTATCCCCGGTGTTGGTGGTCTGGGCATCACTGTTGAGTCCTTCTCGGATGACGCACTGAAGCGCCAGCAGGTTGCTGAGATGATCCAAGTTAAGTGTTCGGATGACATGAAAGTTATCGGTGCTGACCTTGGTTACTTCTTCAAAGACATCGTAGCTTAATAGTTACTTACTAAAGGTGGACCCTGAGTTTCGGCTTGGGGTCCAACCCAATTATAAAATACCATAACAACATCAAATAGGAAACAACATGCACCCTACATGGCTTGGGTTTCAGGTAGACTGGCCCGTATTCGTAAAGAACCCCTTTCAAGCAGCTAACACCTCTTGGACGCGAGGTCAACACTTTAACTGGCAAGAGCGCAAGTTGGACCCTTATAAGGTCTACACTATGTACGCCTCTGGTTATTTGTTCCACAATCAGGATTTAGAGAAAGAGAACAAGGTTGGTGATCGTCTTAGTGAGATGACTACAGATCAACTTTATTCCCTCGTAGGTCTTCTTAATGGTGAAGTCAAGAAGCGTACCGCCACAGCAGAAGAGCTAAAAGAAAAGAGATGTCGTCAGTCTAAGATCGATGATAAGCAACGAGGTTTGATCCGTTCATTCCTACGTAAGAACCCTTGGATCACCGAGGATTTCTATCAGTTCCGAGATAGTATTCTTGGAGAGTAATTAAACAGGAGACCTGATATGAGTTGGTCATATGACCCTACGGACTTAAATACGACCACCGCATCAGGTCGCCTAAACACAGTGAGGTTTCTGGTAGGTGACACGGACACCAATGATCAGAAGGTTCAGGATGAAGAGATCGTGTTCTCCTTGTCACAAACTAATGACGATGTGAATGCTTCTGCCTCTTATGTCTCTCGTACCCTAGCTTCTAAGTATGCCTCTAAGGTTACTATTGAACTAGACGGACAGCTAACGGCTCACTACAGCGACCTATATAAACACTACAACGCTTTGGCTGACAAACTAGACTACCAAGCTAAGAAGTCTGGGGCGCAGTTGGGCATCCTTGCTGGCGGTATCAGTAGGACTAAGATAGGAACTGTACGTAGTAACACTAACCGAGTAGAACCTGCATTTCGTAGGGATCGCTTCCTAAATCCTCCTGACTCTGACAGCTATAGCTAAGAGGTTCTCATGCTCAGTTCAGATATGTATAATTTGGTTAATGAGTTCGGTCAAGGGGTGACTTTCAGGAAGGTTACTGTGGGGTCTTATGATCCGGCAACAGGTTCCGCTGGCAATACAACCGCAGACTACTCTGTTAAGTCCTACATGGCTCAATACACTTTGACAGAGCTTACCTCAGATAACATCGTCAGGGGCGACAGGAAGGCCCTCCTGCCTGCTTTCGATACCTCTGGGGTAGCTATCCCCTCCCCTGATGAGAGTGACCTTCTGGTAGGCTCTGGGGACACTGTGAGGGTTGTTTCTACTCAGACTATCTACAATGGTGATGGTGTGGTATGCTACATCTGTCAAGTGAGGGAGTAACATGGCACAGGTAACAGTTAAGGGCCTTAAAGCCATTGACAACATGCAAGACCAAGCCAAAGACATCGTAAGTAACGATCTAGAAGATTACTTCACTCAGATGTCTAATGACGCTATCAACATGGCTTCTAAAGGTGTGTGGTCTGGGGCTTACGTTAAGTCTTTCTCGTTTAAGGCTAATAACTCTAGCAGCAGAGGTCGAAGGGTAGACGGTGCTAACTGGCGGTTCCCAAAGAAGACTGGCTCTCAGGCGGATGTCGAAGAAGGTAGGTCACTTTTGTTAGGTGACGTTAAAGCAGCCTTTGCAGATAAAGACGGGGTTCTTGAGAACCAATCCTACACACTTCGTAATGACTCTAATCATGCAGTCTTCGTAGAACACGGTACTCTTAGCCACGCAGGTCCAAACGGTCCATACGCTAACGGAGGGTACAAAATATTTGAGAGGCTGAAGAGTAGATATGGCTGACATCAACCGTAAGATCAGGGCTACACTAGAGACCCACTTAGCTAACATCTCAGGCTTACCTGACATTGCCTATGAGAACGTCCCTTATGAGCCTACAACTGGTCAGAGCTTCATCAGGGTATCCTACATGCCTACACTACGTAGACCTGCTGTCAGAGGGCTTAACC